CCCTTGGACAGCGCCTTCACATGGGCAACGTCCTTGCCCTTGCGGGCCGATCTACCTTTCGTCGCGTCTATCTTGCGGCGGGCGCGTTGGCGCTCCATCCGGTCATCATGTTCTCCCCTAGCCTTCTGCTGCTGGTACTCTTTCTTGTACGGTCGCGGCTTGTTGACGTAAGGCATCAGAATCTTCTCCTCTTCTCCCGAAACTCACACGTATCCACTGGGCACCATCCACACAGTGGGGTTGGGTTGGGCGACCATGCGCCTGACTCGTAGGCGGCGGCAAGGCGCTCAAGTGTGGGTGCGAAAACGTCCCACATAGAAGGAATCATATCGCGGTTATAGTCCTCGCTCACTAGGTTGCCGCTCATCACGAACGCCAACCCTGCCCGGATATCCTTCACCTCCGGGAAGTGAATGAACGTCATCAGCGCCATCAGCTTCATCTGCCGAAGGTCAGGGTAGCGGGCGCTCCCGGTTTTGTAGTCGATGATAAGTGCCTCTGCTTCATCAACTATCAGCAGGTCGGCTATGCCTCTGACCCAATAATCTTCTGCATCAAAGTCACACGGCGTTTTGTCTGCGGTCAACGCCATCTTATGTTCGGCGTAGTGGGTGCCGGGGAGTTCGATCAGAACATCCAGCATCGGTTTGAACCGCTCGTAGTTCTTGGCAAGGGGAGTGCCGTCGCGGACGTAGTCTTCCAGTGCTTTGTGAACCTCTGTCCCATAGAGCATTTGCTCAGTAGGTTTCTTGGTGAAGTTCCGAAGGACTTTAACTTCATGGTACTGCCGGGGGCAGTTGATGAAATCCTTCAAGCCACTGAAAGACCACTTGATCACTTAACTTCCCCGTAGGATGGGCCGGACTTGGCCTCGCAGGCGACGGGTAAATCCCTACACCACTGAGGTGGAGTAGACATAGCTTTGGTGATGAATGCAAGTGCTGTCTCGCGTTCTTCCTCCGGTACTACCCACACGCCTGCGTCATGCACGGTCAGGGTCACGGGGTAGAGCTTGTTCACCGCGAGCAACTGCTCGCCCACGATGATCCGCGCCAGCCCCTGCACGATGTTCTCGACCATAGCGCCGCCCCAAATCTTCACGGGGCCTTTGCGACTGTCGTAGATCACGCCGTCTTCTTCTCTCCTAAGATTCTTATAGCGGATATACAGACCGTTCGGCAGGCGTATTCCTTCTGCGCTGACCGTGACCACACCATGCAGGCCAAGGGCGAGCGGCTCAGTCTCCCCGCTCATCATGTAGTTCAGGGCTTGGTCGCACTCGCGCCAGAGGGCGGTAATGCTTGAGTTCGCCATGCGCCACGTTTTGACCCAGCCCTCGCACTCCTCCAGCGAGGGGTCAGTCCCCGGCGGGGTTGTCTTCAGTGTGTGCTGGAGCTTCTTTGCCCCGGTGCCGTAGCCCAGCCCCAGCCGCATGGTCTTCCCCACGAACCGTTCGATGGGGTCGGCCTTGGTGATGACGCGCCCGTATACCTTAGAAGCATCTTGGCAGTAGATATCTTCCTTGCGCGCAAACGCCTGCACTACGTCGTCTTGTCCCGCCCACCATGCCAGCACCCGCGCTTCGATCTGCGAGGAGTCGCAGTCGATGACAATGTGCCCCTGCGGTGCGATCACCGAATTCTTCAGAGCTTTCTTCCGCTTGTCCCGGCTGGGCAGATTCTGGAAGTTGACGGAGTCAGTGCCCGCCCATCGCCCAGTGTGTGCCCCGTAGTACTTGAGCGGCACCGGGAGGTAGCCCCGGTTACGCTTGCCAATATCCAAGAAGCGTTCTATGCGAGCTTCCTCCAGCGTGGACTTAGTGCCCAGACGCACCGCGCACAGTTGCTGGATCACGGGGTCTTCATGCGATTGCAGGGCAATGAACCCCTCATCGTTCTTGGCTAGCGCGTAGGTCTCCTTGCCGGTCGTCGGGCTGATCTTTTTGGGAACCTCGACGCCACGCTCGTGCAGGATCGCAGCGAACTGCGGGTTGCTGCATAGCTTCTTGCGGACGCTCTCCTCGTCTGGGCAGTTCAGTTCGCGCATGAGTCCGTTCAGAAGTTCTTGCTTTTCACTCCGTACTTCCTCCAGCCTCTCGACCAGCAGCGCATCGTCCAAGCGCAGGGTAGGGCGGATGAACATCTTCAGAGTCATATCGATCAATTCAAATTCTGGCTCAGGGAAGCCGATTGCCATCTTCTTGAAGAGAGCAGTCGTGAGGGCTACGTCGTTCTTGCAATACTCGCCATAGCGGGCTAAGTCTTCTGCGGAGAAATCTTCTAGCCTTTTGCCCAGCGCGTTGACTACCTCAGTGCCTTTCTCACCAAGGTCATATCGCTGCACCAGCTTGGCAAGAGAGCCGCCTGCATCGACACCGTGGATCGCACGGGCCATCGACAGTGTGTCGAAATAGAACACGGGGCGCAGGCCCAGTATCCATTCCAGAATGGCACCATCAAACAGAGTGTTGTGGCATAGCACTGCGGACTCGTCCCAATCCACAAGCATAAGCAATGCGTTTCTTATCTCATCATGCGAGCCACGCAACCAGACAGGTGAGCCGCCGTCAACGCTGGCACTCACGCCAATGATCTGGAAACGCGGGTCGCGGACATACTCTTCCGTTGTCAGCTTGGACAGACTGAAATCATTACTGTAGAAAGTTTCAAAATCTAACGTGACAAAACTCATTCGATCACCACTGCTTGATGTTCAAACTCGGGAACGTAGGCTGTCCATAGCCAGAGCATAAGGGCCGGGAAAGTAAGGTCGTACCAGCTATCGATCATTGCTCATACCTTGCGCGGATAGCTTCGGCGCATTCGGCTGCGCTCCATCTTTCATCACATATCTTTGCACACGCCTCGCGCTCCTTCGCTGCGGCAAAGGTAGCGAAAATCACGGCAAACTCTTCAATCATCGTAGTAGTCAAAACGCCGTTCCCAACCACAAAATCCCATATCGCATGAATACCTTCTCTGTCCAGCACTTCCTTGTCCATCACTTGAACCCCATCTTTTTCTCGTAGCACGGCTTGCACTTGATGCGCGGCTTTACCTGATGAAGGTTGTTCCTATTCCGAATCATCGAACAGTACGGGCAGATCACCGTACCCGTGGCTTTCAGGAACCCATCGGATGCTTCTTTACTCAGCTTGCTGTTACTCATTGTTCACTCCGTTTTACTTGGGCGACGGCCAACATCACTTGTTCCAACTCCGTTTGATAAAAAGATACTTGCTCCCTGAGAGACTCTATTTCTTTCTCGTAGAACTTTACTTGGTCTTCCAGCGCCCGCACTTCTTGTTCAAGTCTTCCATAGGACTTCACGCGCATATTAAAAACTTCTTTCACTGTTGCCTGCTCCCAAGCCCGTAGGGATTTCTTTGATGGTGTTACCCTTCGCCAGATAGATCGCGATCTGGCGAGTGATCTCGTCACTCTGCGCTTTCTTCTGTTCCTTGGTCGTCTTAACAGGAGTCGCCTTGTGTGGCTCGTTATTCCTAGAATCTTTCACACCTACGCTTACCTCATCCATTTCACACCCCCAACAGATACAAGCTGACAACAAGGGCAGCGGAGGCAATGAAGCACACCGCCAACGTATCCTGCCTCACCTGCTCAGACTCTTCTTTCCAGCCGGTGCTGGCCCACGGTTGGCCGGTCGCACGTTGCGCCTCTTCAAGAGTCCTATAAGATTCTTTCCGCCAATGCTTTAACTCTTGTTCCACGTATTTACTCATTTGAAGCACTCGTACTGATGGGTTGTACCGTTGATGTCCACGTAATGCTCACCGCATCCCGACGCCCAGCCCACAAGGGTGGCTCCGAAGAGCGCACCCAAGAGGCCGAAGAGAACCAGAGCGGCTACGTCACTCCTCGTCAGCTTCGTCTTCATCATCGTCGCCTCCCTCAAGCATATCTATTGCGTCATAGAAAGCCTCGCACATTTTTTCTACTACTACTTGAAGGCTTGCTGCATCAAGTGCATACGGGAGAAACACAGTTACTGCGCGACCTTGCTCACGCAATTCATCAATGAACTCTGCTTCTTGATCGGTCAGCTCTATCTCTTTGCCGGTCAGGTCAACCATTTTCATCGTCGTCTTCCTCCAACTCGTCCAACTGATCCAACGCTTCATCACTGATTTCTGCTTCACAGACTGAGCGCCCGAACATCCGCATAAACATATCGTCCACGGTGTCGCGCATACTGAGGAGCAGGGCTTCCATCTCCGGGTCGTCTTTTTCGATGCCCATTACACTTCCCCCTTTTCGATTGCACGGTTCAGATACCACTGCGCTTTCAGCAGGTCTTCCATCCCGCCCTTGTGGTAAGCGCGAGAAATGTACTTGACCACGTTGCCAAGGTGATACCCCAGACGCTTGGCTTCGATGAAGTCGATGGTCTCAATGCCGCCCGCCTTGTAATGCGCGGGGTGATTGACGGGGTCGGGCTGTACAGGTTCCTGTACAGGTTCCTGTACAGGTTCAAGCGCAATCGTGTAGATATCGACCGGCTCTTCCACTACCTTGTACTCTGCTTTGATCGGCTTATTCTTTTGAGCCTCTTCCCTTTCCATCTTCCGTTGCACGTAGTACACCAAAGACTTCGTGCAGCCGGTCTTCTTGACGATCTCAGCCGCCGGTTTGCTTTGTGTTAGCATTTTGCGAATCTGCGCGGTTTTACTTTGCTTCTTCATCTTCGATCTCCTTCAAGAGTTTTTCTAACTCATCAACATTTGTTTCGTTCACTACAATCGCCCTGCCCCCTGCCAACTCAATCCGCTTCATGTTGTTTACTTGAAGCGCAGTGGGCGTGTTCTTCCCTGCTTTGCACTCTATGCCTACAAACCTCCCAAGATGACAGACTAAAAAATCAGGAACTCCCGAAGCACCATATCCGCCCGTGACGGGCATGGTGTAGTACGCGCCGTGCTTCTCAAGGACCAAGCGCACTTTTGTTTTCACCTTGGCTTCAGGTGTCATTGCAAGTCTCCAAATACTTTTCCCAGAGATCGTCGGGGATGTCCCGTGTGTCTCGCCCGTAGTGATGCTCGCAGAGTATGGAGCGCATAGTGCGAACCTCGTGGATAGTGGGTTCGCCGCCCATGCAAGCGGCTAGTGATGAAAAGTCCATTTCCGAATGAATATACATCGTAACCTACCTTGTCGATTTTACTAGGTCAACCAGAATCTGTACTCGTTCCACTGTATCTGCATTTCTCCACTCTTCAGTATCAAAGAGATCATCAGCAAGAATCTCTCTTATCAATCTCCTTGAATCCGCCCGCATCGGTGCAGTGAACACGTTGTCGCACCAAGGGCATTTCACGGTCTTTGCTTTATCTCTCGCAGAATACTTTCTGCTGAAGAAGGAGAACCTGCACTTAGGACAGATCACAAATTGGTTCCCTTAGTTCCTCCAGTTGCTCTGGCGTAACCACAACCGTGAACAGTTGCTCCTCGACCGGCGAGTCGAGGTCTTCCTCTGGATACCATATGGCTTTGCCCAGATACCATCCAATGTTCTCAAACTCGTACTCCCAGTAATCCCCCGGCAACGTGATGCCGCCGTGCATGATGCCCACTTCTTTCCGCAGCGCCTTCTGATCCGCGTAGGGAATGATTAGCGTAATAGCATTCTTGATTACATCTGGAAGCCGATCCGTAGTGAAGTGACGCAACGTGCGATCATCGACCGCTATGCTCCAGCGAGATATACC